ATCAAGTTCGACGCTCCAACCATTAACCGACTTGCCGGTACGAAGCTTGTTGTCTCCCGGATTGTGGATACACTTGTCCTTTCCACGCTCTACAGCCCGTCTATTAAAGACGGCCACTCTCTTGCAGCGTGGGGCCAGAGGATTGGGTATCCCAAGCTTGAGTTCAATGACTGGACTCATCTTTCCGATGAGATGATTACCTACTGCCACAAAGACGTAGAGGTCACAGCCCAACTGTTCCGTAAGATCACAAAGGTTCTGACCAAGATTGGGTTCAGTGAAATGTCGTGCTACATTCAGCATAACATCACTGCAATCCTTGCTCGTCAACAGCGTAACGGTTTCTACTTCGACGGTGAACGAGCTTTAGCATTTTACCAACAACTTCGCAATCGTGAAGAGGAATTACAGGAGCAAATTAGACATGCTTTCCCTGCGCAGAGGGTCATCATACGAGAACGAAATGTTTTCACAAAGTCTGGACAACTTACGGCTCTCTATGAACGAGATCGACAGACTTATGAGACAGAACTATTTGATGACGGAAGAAGCTATCGAGCATTTCAGAACATCCCTTTCAACATTGGAAGCCCAAAGCAAAGAGTTGAGAAACTTACTGCGCTCGGATGGGTGGCTGATGAAAAGACGCCGACAGGACAACCAAAGCTAACAGAAAAATCTGCTGTTAAGTTTGCTGAAGAGAGTGGGATTAACGAAGTTGCGTTGATCACTAAATGGATGTCTGTCAATGGCCGGGCAAACATGGTCAACACTTGGTTGAATGAATGGAATGAAGATGACAGATGTATTCACGGTAACTTGTTCGTGGCGGATACACTCCGCTTCCGGCACCAGCGACCTAATACAGCAAACATTCCCGCTGTTCGAGTTGCGAAGTCAGGTGAAATCCTTTATGGAGAGGACGGATACTACACTTACGAAGCTCGTGATCTCTGGACCGCAAGGCCAAACCGTGTTCTTGTGGGAACAGACGCCGCTGGGCTTGAGCTTAGGATGCTTGCTCACTATCTTAACCGTCCTGACTTCACAGACGGGGTAGTTAATGGCGATCCACATCAGTCTAACGCAGACCTAGCAGGGGTTACTCGGCCTCAGGCCAAGACACTGATCTATGCTTGTCTCTACGGAGCACAAGGTCCTAAGATCGCCAAGACCTTGGGTATCTCTGTCGCTGAGGGTAGAGATATCCGAGAACAGTTCCTTGAACGCTTAGGTATTAAGGAGATAATGAATGCCGCAATACGCGAGCAGGAAGCTGGTCGAGTCTGGTTGGTGGATGGAGCTGGAGTGGTTTGCCCTTCCCCACACGCCGCACTCAATTACAAGCTTCAAGGGGGTGGTGCAAGAGTCATGTCTCTGGCTTCTATTCTTCTTGAAAAAGAAATACGAAGAAAAGGGCTAAGCAGTCTGCTTGTTGGTTCAATTCATGACGAATGGCAGTACGATGTTTTACCAGAAGACACAGAAGAGCATGGCAAAATTGCAGTGCAAGCTATACGCGATGCTGGCGAGGAATTGAGGATGAACGTCCCCCTCGACGGAACCTCGAAAACAGGCAACACATGGAGTGAAACTCATTGACGAGAGTATTCAGGGAAGATAGAGATAAACGGAACAAACGGACAAGAGACTGGCACAGGGATAATCCCAAGAGAAGTTATTGGTTAGCGGCTAAGAAAAGAGCTAAAGCACTGGGCGTCCCTTTTTATATAACAGAAGATGATATAATATTTCCCGACATATGCCCTGCTCTGGGTATTCCTGTAGTACTAGAGAAAACGAATGGCCCTAGAAAGCGTACAGACAGTACTCCATCATTAGATCGAATTATTCCTGAATTAGGATATGTGAAAAATAATGTAGAAATTATTTCGTGGAGGGCCAATCGTCTGAAAAACGACGCAAAGCTTTACGAATTAGAAAGGTTAACTAAATACATGCGGGATCGGAAACTTAAAGCGTGGGTACTATGAGCACAGACGAGCTAGAGCAAGAAGATATTCTTCTTGATTTACAGGACGCATTTGAATGGATAATCTCAGAGGACGTCAGAGTAACTATTGGTCGTATTAACCGCGTTAGAAAACTTCTCAACCAGCCTGAAAGGACAATAGAATGAGTGGCAGGACATGGGTTTACAGCGACCCCCACTTCTATCACAGAAACATCTGCAAGTTTGAAGCTTCTCCCGGAGTAAAGCTCCGTCCTTGGGACGATGCTGAGCAGATGACCGAAGATATGATTCGCTGGTACAACGAAATGGTTGACCCGGGAGACCGTGTTTACATCCTAGGTGACGTAGCTTTTTCTCCCGGTAAATTTCGAGATGTTATGTCTCGGCTAATGGGCCGTAAAGTGCTCGTACCGGGCAATCACGAACCAAGACGCTTCGATAAGATTTGTAATGATCTAGGTGTTGAAGTACGAGGATATGTGGTGAAGAAAGGTTTCATCATGTCGCACATCCCGATTCACCCCGGTTCTCTGTCACGCTGGAAGCTTAACATCCACGGACACACTCACGCAAATACAACCAAGGATATGTTCGGTAGGCATCAACTGCAATCGGATGATGAGCGTTATTTCTGTGCTTGTGTAGAACAGACAGACTTTCGCCCTATTCTACTGGATGACATCCTGAAAGCAAGAGGTGTAGTATGATGACTCCACATGAATATGACTTCCTTACAGGCTCGTGGACTGGTCCCAAAGGTGCCGCCTACAACCAAGTGTACGAGTTCTGTAAGGAGTTTGGTTGGCTTAAAGGGTTCTACAAAAACGGAACACCTGAGCTGACGCAGAAAGGTATGACCGCTATTAAAGAATATCAGGCCAATGAAAATTATAAACGAATTGATGTCATTTAAGTCTCGTCAGAGACGAAATAGTTGTTGACTTTGGCTGAAATTCGTGTATAATAGTGATATAAGGTGAGGAGATTGAGCCTATGACACTCAAAGAATATAGGGACTCAGCTAACAGCAACGTCCTCCTTACTTTATGACGAGATCGGTCAAGCATTTAGGGGCGATGCAGTAGTCTCCAAAACTACCTAGCAGGGTTCGAGTCCTTGATCCGGTGCCAACATTGAAACAAAAGGAAAATACATGCAAATTCGAGGTAAGGCATATTGGACTAAGCTGGATAAGCCAGTAGCCAATTACAACAAGACTAAGAAGATTATGAAGGACGGCCAGCCTGACGGTTGGGGTGACGAATGGTCTATCGAGGTTGCTAACCTTTCGGCTGACACGAAGAAGGCTCTCAAGAAGGAGGGTCTGCTTGGCCTAGTCAAGAACAAGCTTGACGAACGTGAAGACTTCATCACTTTCCGTCTCTCGACCGAGAAGCGCGATGGCACTGCCAACGAGGCTCCAAAGGTCGTTGATGAGAATGAGAAGCCTTGGGATTGGACTGGCCGTGGTAAGATCGGTAACGACTCTGACATCGCAGTCAAGTTCAACGTGTGGAAGAACCCCGGCAACGGTAAGGCTTCGGCTTTTATTGTTGCAGTGAAGGTGCTTGAACACGTTCCTTATGAGGCCGCAGAAAGTGCTGCGGATTACGAAGACCCCGACAATTGGGGCACCCTTGACGACGAAATTCCTTTCTAATCGAGGTAGCCCGTAAGAGGCTAGGAACAGGATGATAGTTGCTGTTAGCACCTGTTCGACCCGGCGTGAAAATCGTCCGAATTGCAGCAGCAGAGGTGTACTATAGAGCGCCCCGGCGGGTGAAAGGCCCGCACCCTTTTTAAGGGGTGAAGATGCCTACATACTCTGTATCTGTCAAGGTAGATCAGATCGTAACAAAGGATGTGAAACTCCAGATTGTTGCAGGCTCCGAAGAAGAAGCCGAAACTAAGGCCCGCGAAGCCTTACAGACCTACCCAGAACCCGTAACAGTGAAAGGTGTGAACCGCATCCTCACTGCCAAGTCCCACTACTGGATACCCCGCAGTATTGAGTTCGTCAAGATTAGCGAGGACAAAGAAACCAGTGGCTAAGACAATCGACACACTCGTAGCAGACATCTATGGTCTGTTCGGGACAGACGAGAAGTTTGATCTCAATCTGTTCGACCAGTTCGGCGAGAACTTGAAAGAACTGATGGATCAACGCTTCCACCAGAAATACGAAGGTGATCCTTATCTCCGCATGTCTAACATAGGACGCCCTGACAGGCAACTCTGGTTTGACATGAATTTCAAAGGAGACAAGGAAAAGCTTCTTCCTCAAACCCTAATCAAGTTCGCTTATGGTGATCTTATCGAGCAGATGATGCTGCTCTACGCTAAGATGGCAGGCCATACAGTTGAACAGGAGCAAGCAGAAGTTGAAGTTGACGGTATCAAAGGTCACATCGACGCTGTTATTGACGGCGTTGTTGTTGATGTTAAGTCAGCCTCGTCGTTCTCGTGGCAGAAGTTCGACAGCGGCGCACTACTCGAACCGGGTAACGATCCCTTCGGATATGTTGCCCAGCTCGCTGGCTACGTTGAAGCAGTAACCCCCGGAGCAGATGGGGCTTTTCTTGCCGTCGATAAGACGCTTGGTAAGCTCACTCTTCTCCGCGTTCCTGCCGAAGTGTTGGCCAAATACAGGGTTCGGGATCGCATTACCCACATCAAACAGGTAGTTGCGAACCCTAACATGCCTCCTCGTTGTTATGATGACGTGCCTGACGGCAAGTCTGGTAACATGAAACTGGACACTGGCTGTAGCTATTGCCCTCGCAAGTTTAATTGTTGGGATGGTCTCAGGACCTACTTCTACAGCACCGGACCACGGTACTTGACAAGAGTAGTTCGAGAGCCGAAGGTAACGGAGTTTTCGAGTGAAGTTTAGGAGCAAATACGAAGAAGACGTGTACAACAACGTGGAGAGTAATGGCTTTACTGTCGCATACGAGCCTTATTCTCTACCCTATTTAGTGAAAGGGAACTACTATCCTGATTTTGTTCTACCTAACGGTATCATCGTAGAGGCTAAAGGCTATTTCGACAGTCGTGCCAGAGCCAAGATGATTGCAGTTAAGAAACATAATCCTGAACTTGACATTCGGTTCATCTTTATGAACAGCAGAACAAAACTACGGAAAGGGTCCAAACTTACTTACGCCGACTGGTGTGGTAAATACGGCTTTCCATTCGCAGATGGAATGATCCCCCTACAGTGGTTCAAAGAGAGTCATAAGACATAAATGGAAACTAATCCTTGTACCAGCCTTGCTGGTCTCAAGTCAAGCGAAGGCCACGGCGGCTGATGATTGTATCAGGCGCGTAGTCTGGGCAGAAGCGAGAGGAGAAAGTAGGCGTGGACAAGAAGCAGTTGCTCACGTTATCCTTAATAGAGCTAGACAAAGCCGGAAATCTGTGTGCTCAGTTGTGGCGGAGCGGGGACAATTCGTCCAAGCCTCTCCTCCAAACAGCTTTAGAGTCACTACAACGGGTGCAGACCCTACTGGTGGCGCTACGCACTTCCGAACTAGAGACATGCCAAGATGGCTTGGTCTCCGAAAGTACATAAGAATAGGAGGACACACATTCTATGGCAATTAAAATCCTAGTTCTCGACATCGAGACTAAACCTGCTACGGCATACGTCTGGCGGACTTTCAAAGAGAACATCGGATATGAGCAGGTGCTTGAACCCGGTGGTATGATTTGTTTTGCTGCTAAGTGGATCGGTGATCCAGAAGTCCATTTCTATGCAGACTGGACACACGGTCGAGCAGAGATGGTGCGAGCAGCTCATGCTCTGTTGAGCGAAGCTGACGCTGTTATTACCTACAACGGTGATAAGTTCGATCTTCCAAAACTTCACGGTGAGTTTATGCTGGACGGTCTCCCACCTCCGCCACCACTCACTAGCATTGACGTAATGAAACACGTCCGTAAACTTGGGTTCTTGATGAACCGACTGGCCTTCATCGGTCCTCTTCTTCGTGTTGGGGAAAAGGTCAAGCACGAAGGTTTCGAGTTGTGGGCTAAGGTTATTGCAGGGGACGAGAAAGCTCGTGCTCGAATGCAGAAGTATAACATCCAAGATGTTGTCTTGCTTGAGAAGCTGTATCAGAAGATCAAGCCATACATCAAGAACCATCCACATCTCGGTGACGAGAAACATGAATGTGGTGCTTGTGGCAGTAATCGTTTGCAGAGTCGGGGCTATTATCGGACAAAGATGTTCCGAGTGCAGCGTCTCCAGTGTACGAAGTGCGGTAGCTGGCAAACAGGCAAGCGCGAAAAGGTAGCATAAAAGGTGACGCTAGAAGAATTTGAACAAGACGCAATAAAGGATCGACTGGAGGGCTGGGAATTGGTAGAGTTTCTCCAAATCCCGATTGAACAAGTTCTTCTAGCGGCCCTTGAAAATGATTGGATCGACGATGAAAACATTGAAGACCTACTCGATTTCGTAGGAGTTAAACAGTGACAAAAGAGTTTACCAATGACCCGCAAGACAAGATCGCAATCGGTGGCATCAAGTATGACGGCGGAAAGGCTCCAATCTTTCGGGGCGCAGTTTCTTATTTCCCTAGAGCAATTGAAGCGGTTGCTGCCGTCTCCGCTTTCGGAGCAAGTAAGTACGCTTGGAAGGGATGGGAGTCCGTCGCTGACGGATACAATCGCTACTCTGATGCAATGGTACGACACCTTGCCTACGAAGGAAAAGGCGAAGTTCTGGACCCTGACAGTGGACTTCTTCACCGTGCCCACGCTGCATGGAATGCCCTCGCGTCGTTAGAACTTTTATTGCGAGACATTGAAAATGATGACAATCGTACTTGAGTATCGGAAGGCTGCCTGAAAAGGAACGGCGCAAAGTTAGACGATTTAACCACATCGCAAAAGATTTGCGGAGTAGTAAGTATCGTCCAAGAATAGTTCCTGATAAACGCAGAAAATATAAAGAAGAGTGGAATGAAAATCAAGAAGATGACTGATGAGGAATGTATCCAGAAGTTTCTGGAGTTCCTTGAAGATCGGGTAAGCATTAACACAGGCTTTGTCCGAGACCCTGAAACTGGTAATCTAACTCATCAGGTAATCCAGATTACTTGTGGTGATCTAGTGAGCCTAAGCCAGCCGCAGCCGTTGGAAGTTATCCTTCGTCCTGCAACTGGTCAGGAGATTGGCGCGACGGTAAATTAAGGATGAGCTGGATGACTACTACTCGTGAGCAGAAAGTAGCCAGCTTCCTTAAGGCTGGTGGTAAGACGCCTTGGAAACAGGGCGACAAGTATGAACTCTCTTATGAGAACAACTTGAAAGAAGAGCAGGCTGAACTCCGAGAAGCTATGCAGCGATATGTGAAAGACCCGTCTGAAAAGAACCGGACTGAACTCTGTAAAGAGTGGGCCGACGTTCAGGTGGTGTTGAGCAACATTGCTGTGTACTTCGACATTCCTGCCGATCCTGCATTCAACCGGGTACACCAAAACAACATGACCAAGGTGGTTGATGGTAAGCTTCGTCTGCGAGAGGATGGTAAAATCCTAAAGCCAGAGGGTTACGTTAAGCCCGATATGAGAGGATTGTAATATTGACTAACCCATTTGCTTCACCGTATCAAGAAGTAATCTACAAGAGCCGATATGCTCGCTGGCTTGACGACCAAAAGCGTAGAGAGAATTGGGATGAGACTGTTCATCGACTGGTTAAGTATTACCAGTACCTTGGTAACAAGGATCGTATCTTCGACGAAGATGAGTACAATGAGCTGTACAATGCGATCTACAATCTCGATGTGATGCCCTCTATGCGGGCAATGATGACAGCAGGACCGGCGCTTGATCGGTGTAACGTGCCTGCTTATAACTGTGCCTATCTTCCTGTTGACAGTCTCCGCTCTTTTGACGAGACGATGTACATTCTGATGTGCGGCACAGGTGTAGGCTTTTCTGTAGAGGATGATTATGTCAGACAACTCCCCCGAATTGCCGAGCAGTTTGAACGAACAGAGACTTGTATTACCGTGGCTGATAGTAAAGAAGGATGGGCACGAGCTTTCCGAGAACTCATTGCCCTACTCGTTGCTGGTCAGCTCCCCCGATGGGACACTTCTAAAGTTCGACCTGCCGGAGCTAGGCTCAAAACTTTTGGAGGACGTGCTTCGGGACCCGAACCTTTGGAAGACCTTTTTCACTTCTCTTGTAAACTCTTTCAGGGTGCAGCAGGCCGTAACCTAAGCACCATTGAATGCCATGACTTGATGTGCAAGATTGCCGACATTGTTGTTGTCGGTGGTGTTCGTCGGTCTGCTATGATCTCTCTGTCTGACGTGACCGATGATCGTATGCGAGTTGCAAAGACTGGTGAGTGGTGGAACACGGCAGGACACAGGCGTCTGGCTAACAACAGTGCAGTGTACCCCCGTCGTCGTCCAGACACTCATTTGTTTATGAACGAATGGAAGGCTCTGTATGACAGTAAGAGCGGTGAACGAGGACTATTTAGTAGGTATGCTTGTCAGAGGATTGCAGCACGAAATGGAAGGCGCGATCCAAGCTTTGACTTCGGCACAAATCCCTGTTCTGAAATTATCCTACGTCCCTTCCAGTTCTGCAACCTCACTGAAATCGTTGTACGAGATAGTGACGACCTTGCGTCTCTGTCGAGAAAAGCTAGAGTCGCTTCTATCCTCGGAACAATTCAGAGCACTTTCACAGAGTTCAAATATCTGAGGAAGATTTGGAAGGATCAGTGTGAAGAAGAGCGGCTCCTTGGTGTCAGTCTCACAGGCATCTGCGATAACCTCGCAGTCCTTTCTGATGAGAACATGGCAATCGTTCGTGAAGTGGTTGTTGAAACCAACCGACAGTGGGCAATGCGGCTAGGGATTAACCCCTCTACTGCGACTACCTGCGTCAAGCCGAGCGGCACCGTTAGCCAGTTGGTTGACAGCGCCTCCGGTCTTCATGCTCGACACAGCGACTTCTATCTGCGGACTATCCGTGCCGACAATAAGGACCCGTTGACGGAGTTCCTTAAGGC